CACTGAGTTATCAGGTGGTGGCGTGTTCATGATGACTTGTCCATTGACATCATCAACGGTGTACTGACTAGGATCAACCGTAGTCCCGTCAATCGAAACTTCAAACCCCGTCTGATTGATGGTCGGTACTGGTAAGTTGAACCATACGGTGACACCATCCCCCTGTTGCATGGCCCGGAAAGGCTTGCTTTGATCACCGAGTTCTATGCGCACCCTTCGTATCAGTTCTGTCAGTTGCATCTACATCATCGACTTCATCTCGGCCATACCTACCAATTGGACTTCGGTCTGTCCGCCGAAGCCTGCTACATTCCATGCTACCAGAATGTTCGGCCCCGGCGATTCCGCAAAGCTTCCCGAATCGCTGTCGGTAATATCGTCGGTAAGCCCCGCCCGCACCCGCGCAGGTTCGGGCATGAAGAACGGCGGGACATCTGCTGGCGGGGCCCACGTGTAAACTGACTGGAGTGTACTCCACTTCGCGGTACCGCTGGCATATGTCTTGCGGCCTACCGTCTTCCACGCGCAGCTACCATTGGACGTCGTGCGCTGGTTCATATTCCATGTGCAGTTCTTAGGCGTTGTTGTGACGTGCGTTGTGAAGTTCCAGTTGGCGCCGCCGGTCTTACTGGTGCGCGCTGTGGTGTTCCAGCCACAGGCCCCGGTCGGCTGCACGAGCCTACGGGCGGCCCAGCCCAGGGAGCTGATACCAGTGACCTTGCGGGCGCAGGCGTTCCATTGTGCCAAGCGGGCGGCGAAGGTGCGCCCCACGGTGTTCCAGCCCGCAGGCCAGGTCCGGGTGACGGGCACGAGCGCCTTCCAGTTGGCCGCGCTCGCGGCGTGTGTCCGGGCGACGGTTTCCCACAGCGCTGTAAGCGACGCTGACGGGCGTGCATAGGTGACCCATGTCCCCGTACCAGACTTGGCTGCAAGGACGTGTACGGCCCACCCAGAGCTGCCCAGGACCATCGTGCGGCTAGTGGTCTCCCAGCCTGACGCCAAGACCCGGATGACCGCCTTCCGGGTGGTCCACTGGGTGCCCGATGCGGTGCTGAATCGCCCGGTGCAGCCCCACGCGGAAGAGCTAGTTACCTGCGTCCTGCCGTGCGTGCCCCACCGTGCCGAGTCAGTGGTGAAGATGCGGGGCAGTGGGATGATGTTGTATGTCGTGGAGCCCACGGTCCCGGCCACTGGCACGCGCGTTGCCCACGATGACGTGACCGCAATGGTGACGTGTGCTGCGCCCGCAACGTTGTACGCGACTGCCCACACCCTATTTACACGTACCAGCGTATTCCAGGCTGATGAATTGGTAGTGGTCACCAGTGTGCCGAAGGCGACATTCCAGCCCGCGCCCGCCGTAGTTGTTACGCGTGCGAGGTAGTTGTACTGGGTTTGCTGCGCACCGGAATTGGCGCGGCCGATGGTATTCCATCCGCTGGCGGCGTTGATGGCCGTGTTCAGCCGGAAAAGGTTACGGTAGCTGTTGGCGCTGGTCTGGGTGGTGGCGAACAATGTTTCCCAGGTGGAGGGGCGTGCCGAGTTTATACGCCCGATAGTGACCCAGGCAGATAGTTCGGCTGGTGTACTGACGCGGTTGAGTATGTTGTACCGCGCGGCGCTGTTTGTCGTGCTGGTGCGGACCAGTGTGTTCCAACCGGAGGAGACATTGACTACGGCGTGGCCCGCGACGCGCCAGGACGTGGAAGCGGGGCCCGTGGTAAGCGCTGACGCGCTGACGCTGTATGTCGATGCAGCGGGTACAGAAACCTGCGCCAGCGACTGAACGAACGGGTGCACCGGACTGGTCACGAGGCCGGGCCCGTGGCTGGCGGTGCTTACCAGCAATACATTGTCGGTGAACGAGCCCGAGTCGGTGTCGTAAACAGCGGCAGATACTATCTGGCCCTGGTCATTGAAGGTGCCTGTATCGGTGCCAAAATGAGTTGGCCCCGGAGAGACGGGAACACTGTCGGTTCCAGTACCGGAATCTGTGTCGGTGATACGCCCCAGGGTGAGCGGGACGTTATCGGTGCCGGTAAAGCTGTCGCTATCCGTAATGGTGGTGTGCGTCGTTGCGCTGTCGGTGAACGTTCCGGTATCGGTGTCCATGATGGTGGCAGTATGGATGCTCGCCGCATCCGTGAATGTCCCCGCGTCCACATCGTTCTTCTGTAGACCAAGCACGAAGCCAAAATCAGTACCGGTCCCAGTGTCACCGTCATGGATGGTGGTGCTCAGGTTTTCCCACTGGTCGGTGCCAGTGGCGGTGTCGGTATCGGAGATGTGGGCGGTGACCACGCCAGTATCAGTGAACGCACCTGAATCGGTGTCGGAGACATGCGCAGTAACGACGGCGGCATCTGTCCCAGCGCCAGTGTCGGCGGCAAAGACATTGAAGCCTGTTGCCTCGGTCCCGGTCCCGGTGTCTGCGCCAGCGACGTGCGCGGTCAAAGATGTATTGTCGGTGCCGGTGCCCGAATCTGAATCGGTAATATGGGCGGTCGGGTATGCGGTATCGGTGAATGCACCAGAATCTGTGTCGGTAATGACCGGGCGGATGGTAACATTCTCCCCGGCGTCAGTGAACGTGCCGTGTTCGTAAACAGTTAGCTCGGGCGGGGGTACCGTCTGCCCAGCGAGCGCCCCGTCGTACCAAGTGTTCCCTGACCAGACGTTGCTATTGGCACCCCAGGTAGGTACTGGCGCGGTGTTGTACGCGGTGCCGTAGTAACCACTCGTCGTGAAGAACATCGTGCTGAAGACGTTGCCTGTTACCACCTGACCGGTAGAGCTATCGTTCCCGAAGTAGATAGCGAAGTCGCCACCAGCGAGCAGGTTGTTAGAGATGGTGCAGTTAGTGAATGCGTAAATTGGGTAGAAGTAGACGCAAGCGGTCTGGGACAGCGGGTTCTCAATGGTGTTCGCATTAATCGTGATGTTGGAGCAGCCGCCGTTAGCCCCGACGTATATAGGCTCGCTGTGGTCGCTACCGTAGAGAACGATGTCATGGAAGTAGCTATTCTCGATAAGAACGCCAGCCGTCGTGCCGGTGAAGAGCTGAATTGCCTGCCGCATGTAGTAGAAGTTGCAGTAGTTAACGGTGAAGGCGGCGTCCGCACCTTGGTTCAGCAAAAGGTTAACCCGCTGGGATGTGGTTCCGCAGAAGGTGCAGTAGGTGAACGTATAGGGCCCGGCACCAGTACAGGTAATCATGGTCGGGCCGCTAGTGGTTGCCGTTACGGTGGAGTTGAAGGTGCAGCCCTGGAAGATCACCTTAGCTGCGGTGACAGTAAGCTCCGCGCCCATGGTGAAGGTAACGTTGGAAACAACCAGGTAGCCAGTCTGCGCGCCAGTACCGGCGATAGCCCAGGAGTTGGCGGCAGAGAGAGTGGTGGCCGTGCTGATGGTTACGCTGGTCGGGCTCGCGTACCCGCCCGCAGCGGGCCCGGTGGTGGATGCACTCGGGTAGGTGGTCATCTAGCTTCTCCCTTCTTTTACGTCCTCTCGTCAGAAAGGAGAAGGGATCTTAGGCCAGCGTGACGGTAGCGACGAAGACCCACGAGGACCCGGACGCCTTGGTGCCCAGGGACGTGATCTTGTGGTTGATCATCACGGGGGAGGTGCCGGTACCGGCCTTCGTCGTGGACCCAACGAAGGAGGTGGCGTCATACCAGCCCCATTCCTGCCAGGCACCATTACCGTTGGAGCTTCCGAAGGTGGCCTGAATGGTGATGACACCGGCACTGACGGTCGGGAAGCCAGCGTCGGCGGGCTGGTAGTAGATGGGGGTGCCGAGGTCGGTGTCGGTGATGACCGCCGCAGTGGTACTGGAGCCGACACCGAGACCGCACGCGCCATTAGCCGCAGCCTGGCCGCCGCCACCGATAATCAGGGAGGTGATGCGGCCGAGGCCAGCGGTGGTCAGCACGTTGCCCTCGTCGGTGACAATGCCTCCCTCGGGCTCAGCGTGGTGCACCGACAGTTCAACGCCATCGGGCTCGTGACCTAACAGGCCTCGCGACAGCTCAACCTGCGCAGGGCTGTACTTTAGCACCTTAGCGTATGCGTTCCACTTGATCAGGTTTTCGGGAGCCATTCGTAAGTCCTTTACATCAGGAGGTCTATATCGATTGTAACAGGTAATTGGTCAGAGAAGCGCCACTGCTGCTTTAAGCGCCGCCAGTTCGTTCTTCAACGCGGTGATATCGGCATAGACCTGATTGAACCATACATAGCTAGAAGTTCCGCCACTTGTCCACCCGCCTGTTGCGGTGACCGCATTTATGCTGATAGCGTTGGCAGCAGCTTTTGCCGCAGTGAGTGCGCTGTTCGCTGTCGTAATCGCCGTAGCATTAGTAGTCTCAGCACCTTCAGCCCTGGTTACTTCAGCAGCAATGGCTGTGGCATTCGCCGCCTCGGCAGCTTCAGCCCTGGTCACTTCACTGGCGATAGCAGTGGCGTTGGCGCCTTCGGCAGTTTCAGCGCGGGTGGTTTCGTTGTCTACGTACGCTTTGTCGGCTACGCCTGCGGCGACTGTCGGCCAGCCCGTGCAAAGGACACCGTTTAGTGTCTTGTTCGAGAGGGTCTGGGTGTCGGTGTCGCCCACCACGTTGCCGGTTATTCCGTGCACTCCCGCGCTGTTGTCAATATGAGACCGCGCATCGTTCGAGTCCTTGCCACTGGTAGTGTGAACCACCACAGCGTTCGCGCTGTGCGGCTGCACCGTGCTGCCGTCCCAGCCGCGCGTTACCGGCAGAGTCCATGTCCCGTTACCGTTGCTGACGGGAGCCCCGGTAACCAGCATCTCCTCCTGGATTAGAGAGGTACCGGAGTAGACGCCAGGGTCAACGGTGATCTCGAAGGGATAGCTTGCCGGGAGCCCGGTGATAAGCGGCACGATAACAGGGTCGGTTGGATTGACAATCGGCACGGACAGAACCGTGGGGATTGCCGTCCCGCTAAACCATCGTGTCTGTGTCATTACCCAGCCGTGTCGAAGTCAATCTGCCAGCCAAATCCGTCGTTGTTTACTGGCGCGCTGTTGGTGGCGGTCCTCTTCACCCAGAAGGCCCGGCAGGAACCGGCCGGGATAGTCCCGAGCTGAATGCCGCCAGTGTAGGAGGGGCTCGCCGGGTCGGTAGCAACGTTACTGACCCAGGTACTCACCCCAGCGGGGGCATTGGTCGAGGCGGTGATAACCACGGCCTGCGCGGTCGAGGATGTCTTGACGCTGGCCGCAGTCGGGTCGGCGGCAACCTGAACGGTGGTACCGCCCGCAACGTCGGCCGAGGTAGGCAGCCACAATACGGTGTTCAGCATACTGTTGCCGCTGGCCGTGTTGTTCAGGATGAAGACACAGGCGTAGTCAACCTGCTGAGCAGCATTCTGCGCACCCGTGATATCTGTAAAGAGATTGTCCAGGGGGGTGCTGGAGAGCTGGGAGTTGGACATGTACTTGCCCCACGATGAGCCCGGCGTGCCAGCGGTGGCGTATCCAGCCGAAGCGGAAGGGGCAGCTAACAGGAACGCTATGTCTCCTGCCACGATTGCGGTCATGTGAAATCCTTACGCTTGGTCGAGTATAAGCCCGGTGCCGGGGATAAGCCCGCCCGTAGGAATCTGAATTGGCTGGCTGGCGGGAGCCTGCACCGGCTCGGGCAGTGTCCACCAGTAAAGGAATGAGCCGGTTGTCCCGGACGCCGACGATACCAGGGCAACGTAGAGCGCAGGCTGAAGCATGTCTGCGGTGAACGGGCCCCAGGTCACCAGGGCTGAATTAAAGGTGACACTGGGATAGGCCGCAGACGCTGGTGAGAATGTTACCGGTGCCCTGGCATAGCCTGCTGTATTGACTTCATTTCCAACTAGACCGGCGACGGTGGTCACACCGGCCGGGCTGAGCGTTAACAGCGCCAGGTATCGCTGTCCCATGGCCGGGTTCCAGGTAACGCCATCCGATGAGCCATAGATAACGGGCGGGGTGGTGGTTGTGTTCACCCAGTACTGGCCGGGTATCCAGGTAGTGGGCTGGGCAGTACCAATGAAGGGCATCTCCAGGCCGCACAGTTTGTTCAGCGTTATCTGCGCGCCGTACTGCGCAATCTGCCCTGAACCCGCCATTGATTATCTCCCTGGTGTCTATCCCAGTTTACCATTCTTGAGGCCCACGCTTATTCAGCGCGAGCATCTTGTCCCTGTACACATCCTGCCAGCTCAGGTCTATTCTATCGCTAGCCTCTTGCCGTTTGCTAAAGAACTCGATGGCCACCTCTGCGCGCTTGCGCTTCACTATCATGTACGGTAGTAACTGCTCCAGCAGAGTGATTGCTGATTCATTGGCTACGTTCCACTGAAATGATGCGCGATGCTTTTCTGTTTCGGCGTGCTGCTTGTTGACGCTGCCGATTCCAGTCACCTGCTTAATCCATTCCAGAAGCGCGATGTCTGTGTTAGAGACATCCACGTGCACCCGGAGGTTCTGCGTCGCACTGCGCCGGTACAGTCCGATGTGCCCATCGGCGTCTATCATCCCAGCCAGGTACGCTGCCTGGACAACCGCCAAAGCATGACAATGCGTACCTGGTTTGGCAGCGTTCTTTAATTGGCCATTGCACTTCTGGGAGCAGGTCTTGGTGCCGCGCTTCTTATTACCTGTTCCGCCGACTAAGAATGTTTTGCCGCACACAAGGCACCAGCGCATTTCAGGAATGACTTTGGCTACCATAACCACACCTCGCTTAGTATGGTTACATTATATCACTTAATGGAAAATGTAACCGTGCTCGTCCAGGTGGTCGGCCAGCTCGCGGGGGAGGCGGTAACGGCGGCCCTCTTCGAAGTTGAGGAAACGGAGGCCTCCCAACTCTGCGGGGCGTACCATCTCCCAGGTGTCCTCGCCCTTCTCATCCTTCCTGTACTCAGGCTGCCTGATAATCTTACGGCCGAACACCATATTCTCGATGCCGTACTTAATGGTGACCTCACGGTAGGGAAGAGTAGAGGTAACCTCATCCTCCACGACCTCTGCTAATGGCTTGTCCGCGTCGGTGTAGTAGTCGATGACGACTTTCTTCTTCTCGAACGAGGCGACCTCGGCCTCAGCTACTGCCTCAGCCTGAGCCTGCGCGGCGTCCTCTGCCTTCTTGGCTTCGAGGGCCTGGGCCTGGACGGCGGTCTGGTCACCCTTCTGGGGGACGGGCCTGCCGGTGGACCTGTTGGTTGCTGCTGGCATTTGATATCCCTTTTCTATTCTCCGTTGTTGTGCCTCTCTAGATATTCTATCGCAGATTGGAGGACGGGTATGGAGTCGTGGAACCGGCCAAGGCCATTGTTGCAGTTGTGGCAAATAAGGTCGCGCGTGCATTTGCCGCACGTCGGTGTTGTCTCACAGCAGGAATGGTCGTGGTCGATAGCCAGTTCAGCCACTTCATTGCAGATGGCGCAGTGTCCGTCCTGAGCGTCAATCTTTTCCTGAAGCTGCTCAGGAGTGAGTCCATACAGCGCTGCGCGGGTATTGAACCGAACGATGTCCCGGCAGATGATGCAGACCTTATTGCCGTACGTATTGATGTAGGTATTCTCTGGCGTATAGGCGTGACCATTGGCGCACTCTGGCTTGTCCGGGTCACCACGCCAGCGGCCAATGGGGTCGTCCAGGTCCCCTGAGTACCCTTGGTTCTTGCGGCTTGACCTGATGCGGCATTGCTTGCAGACCAGCTTCCCGTTGGGATACCGGTATGTGTTCTCTTCGGTGAGCAGGTGGCCGTGTCCACAACGCCCCCCTATCTCCAGCTTTATCCTAGTCATGGCTGAACCCCTCCGTTAGGTTTATATGAAGCCTATCCTAACGAAGGGGCTCTGTCAAAGACTAACCCTAATTAGTCTCAAGGACCAAAACTGACTGGTCGGTGATTAGGCCGAGGCCCCAAATTGCGTACCACGCCAGGCCATGCTCACGGCCATAGTCCAGGATACCGGAGTCACGCAGTTCGACCGGCAGAGAAATGGCATGTCCGAATGCGTTGTCGCCAATCATAATGGCGTCGTGGAACTGCGCTCCACTGGTACCGGAAACGAACTGCGGATTTACCTGAGTCGTTTCGATGAAAACGGCGTCATTGTAGCGTCCAATTTCGCCAAGCATAAAGCTCCCGGCTTGGGCATATTTGGATATCTCGATAAACTCAGGGTCATCCCTAAGCTGCCTGCTCTGAGCGGGGTGGATAAAGGTAACGAAAGTGTCACCGAGACGAGGCGTGTTCTTGCTGGCGAGGGTGAGCACGGCGTCCTTGATAAGCGCCGTGGTCATCACGAAGTTGCCGGCGGAAAGACCTGCGCGGCTCGTGGCCGGGACACCGTGGTCGTAAGGCGACAGCGGCGTGCGGAGACTAGACGCGAGCGCGGGCTTGTTGTAACCCCACAGAACCGAACTCGCCTGGAGCAGGGTGTCGCGGGCGGACCCATCCAGATACAGCGCCATCGAACGACCGAGCAGCCTTGCAGCGCTGGCCATGACATCATCGAATGATGCGTTCAGCAGGAACTCGGTGGTGGCGACAGCCTGACCATGCTCTGCCACAGTGATACTAAATTGTGAGGCTTGTAGTGGCTGAGTCTCCATGCGGACACCTTCAACGAGCTGCTTGGCAGCAGGAAGGTTATTGTAGCGCATGAAGTTAACCGTGGTTCCGGGTGCCTGATTAAGCTCTGTCTTCTTAATCGCGAACTGCTCGAAGCGCAGGATAGGCATTGCCTGTAAGAGAATTTCTTTCGACCATAAGGTCTGAATTGCGGGGGTCAGTTGAGTGTTCGCTCCGTTGTACGCGGTCGGCGCGGCAGCCATGAATCCACTGCCGGTAATCGAGCTTCCTGCCATTGTCACTCCTTAAAGTGAGCTGTCGGCCGGACGGATTGTGTGCCGACCATTCGTAGGCTTACTTACAGTTTACCGCACTGAATACTTCTCAGTGTTAATCAATCGCAAGAAGTCATCACCGTGCATAGCATTCTTCTGGTGGTTACACCTTGCGCAAGCGCGTACCAAGTTCCACCAATGGTCAGTACCGCCCCTAGCAAGAGCGTGGTAATGGTCATCGTGTTCGCCTGGTGCTCCGCAGTAATAGCAGGGGTCGTTAGCAATAGCCAGTCGATAGGCGACTGATAACTCGCGGTCCTCTGCCGTCATCTTAGCCGTTTCACGAGCCCTACGACGGGCTCCCTTGGCACGGCAAGCTTCGGGGTTCTCTCGCTGCCAGATAGCAGTAGCAGCAATTCTTGCTTCCCTATTCTTCCAGTATGAATCTCGCCGCTCGGCTGCCTTCTCTTCCTTACGGCTTTCCTCGTAGGCGTCTATCTTTTCCTTGTTGTCTTGCCGGTAGCCAACGAAGTAAGTAGCTAGCTGGTCCTTGTGCCTGAGCCTGTACTGCTTACCTTTGCAGGGCTTGCAGCGGGCATTGGGGCGAGAAACCATGACGGTGCAGGACGCTTTGTCGGTGCCAATGCACACGTACTTACGCTCTCGTCGCCATCCAAGGTTACTACCCATCAGCCAAATATGCCTTTACCACTAGACCTAGCCATACCGTATTGGGCGCGTAGTGCCTGATACTCTTTCGAGTTGATAGGCATTGCGGCGATGTCCTCGGCGGAATACTGCCGCTGAGAAGCCTGCTGCTCCGGTGCGCCAATGTTTCCGGCGGTCGGAGCGACCCCTGGAGTGGCTGCCCGCTGGGCAGTTTCCGCCTGGGCCATCTCTCCCAGAATAGCACGCGTCTCCGTTTGCATAAGAGTAAGCGTGTTATCTATCTCTTCTTTCGTGCTGCCCCATGCGTTCCTGGCGTCTACGATATTAACCAGGTTGGGAGCGATACCAAAGTGCTGGTTCTCTGGATCAGGTTCGCGAAGCTCTGCAAGGCGCTGAATACGGTACCGTTCCAGGTCAGCGAATTCACGTTCTTTCGCCAGGAGTGCGTCACGCCTAGCCAGCTCCTCGTTCTGCTGTGCGAAGCGTGACTGGTAGTCAGCGTCCCGCTGGGCGGCCTCGGCGTTGGCCTTCTTGATAAGCTCGCGGAGGTCGGCCTCGTTCTCTTCCTTAGCCTTAGCGGCTGCGGCAGCTTCCTGCTCCTGGCGTGCCTTCGCCTCGGCCGCTGACTCGCGCTCTGCCTGAAGCTCCGCGAGCTGCGCCTGCGCGGTCTTGAAGTCGGTGGTGAGCCCCTCGATGCGCCCGTACAGACGGTCGTGCGCGTCCTTACGGCCCCGCTCAATGGCGGCGTCTAAGTCAGCCTGGGTGAATGTGTTAGCGCCCTGGGCGGTCTGCTGGACTGGCACGGTCTGGCTGGTCGGCGCGCCGCCTGGCTGTGTGGTGGTAATGGGTGTGGTCATTGTCTTACCTTTCAGTTCTCCGAATGAGTCTCGTAAATACATTCTATCCTAATCGTCATCTTTATCCATTAGACGACGCTGCGGTACATTGGGCAAGAACGCCATCTTCACAATGTCCTGCATAATGGCAGCCTGGCTGCCGCCGATAAGCGACTCCAGGCCAGGTGGTAGCTGCTGCGCCTTCGGTGTGACCTGTTGCGGTGCGGTAGCGGTGCTCGCGCTCTTCCCGGGTTCGGGTGCCTCTGGCTCCACCGGCTGTGCGCCCTCGGCGGGAACGACACCAGTCAATGCCATAATCGCGGCGTCCACGTAGGCGTTGAAGACACGCAGCGCCGCCTGCTGCTTGGCGTCGCGCATTGCCTCCTGCTCCAGCTCCGCGATGCGTTCGTCCGGGAACTCTACGCCCAGCTCGGTGAGCATGGCCTTCCTGGATGTCAGTCCCAGCATCTGCTCCTGGGTCAGCTCCTGGAGCTTGACGATCTTGTCGATAGGCAGGTTAGGCTCGAACTCGATATCAAGGTCATAGACCTCCGGGTCCATCGGGTTGAGCATCGGCTGCTGGCCGAGAGTCTCATCCAGGATGCCGTCGGTATTGGGGTCGTACATAATGGTGTTCGGCTCTTTAAGGAAGAGCGTCTGCAAAGCGAGCTGCGACACCTCCTTTAACCCGGTGCCATACTGGGTCATCTTCAGTCCGGCCCACTGGGTGGTGGGCATGTACTGAATGGCGAGCGCGACACCAGAGGTGTTACTGATGGGTTGTGCCTGGCCCAATGCGGTCTCGGGTACGTGGCCCTGCTCGTGCATACGTACCCGGAGCACTTCGAGGAACTCCAGCGCAGGCGCAAGGCCCTGGAAGCCACCCTCAAGGTTGTAGACCTCGGCATGCTCACCAGGGACGAACCACATCTTGCTGGCGCCCTTTTCCATGTTGCTTGCTTTGGCACCCTTGACAATGGTGACAGGCGCTACATGGTAATTGATGATATCCGATATTTCTGTCGCCTTTTCATTGTACTCACGATTAATGGGGATGACACCATCGACGTCACCGAGGCCCCATGGTGAACCGGCGACCGGAACGTTGGAGATGTGGACAACGGGGATACGTCCCAGCTCGTTGGGAGTCTCTCTGATAAGGTCGTCGTTGAAGTATTCCTTGATCAGGTCATCGGTTATCTCTTCGACGTATGTATTGACCTGCCTTGTACCATCGGGCATGGTATCCCAGAACTTATACTTCTGCTTGAACTTGATCATCTTGCCGGGGATGTGCGGGTGCCAGACTGGGAAACAGTGGGAGGGGTGCAGGTTGTACAGGAGGACGCGGCCCGCTTTACTGATGGGGTCGGCGGCGTCGGTACCGGGGTCGGCATACGCCACCTTGATAAAGACGTCGCCGCAGACGGAGCCCATCTGCCCGATAGACCACAGGAGCTGCTGGCGGTTGTTGTCCTTACTCCAGATCCTGTCGAGCAGTGCGGGCGTGATGTGCTGGAAGGACTTGTCTACCTTGACCGTGAATCCCTTGGCGAAACAATGGTTGGTCATGAAATTTGAGAGCGCCGCAGTGTAGTTAAATACTAGCTGCGGTTCACCGGCCTGCTTACGGAATGCCCAATGGTGGCCCAGGTAGAAAGCCCAACTATTTGCATAGCGAATCATCCTGGGGCCATGCACCTCAAACTCTTCATCCGAGATGTCAATGAGACCGAGGGGGGATACCTGTAAAGCTAGGTCACCGGCCGAGGCCTTCATGCTCGGGGACGGGAAGTCCATAGCCATTAGTTATCACCCTTGTTCAGTAGCTTGTGCTGCTCTGGGCGCTTATCAGCATGGCGCTTCACCAGCTCAGCGTGGACGGGAATGGTGGTGTGCTTCCCGCATGTCCGGTAGGTAGTACCCTCAACTGTGTGTGTCCCCGGCCGGTAGCAATGCTGCTCGGCGCAGTGAAGATGGTGCAGCAGGATAAACCAGGTGGGCACCGTCCACAGCACTGACGCGATGAGGTTGCCGACCACGATGCCATTAGGCCAAGCGAAGAGTATGTCAAGGAAATGTCCCACACTAGGTTAGTCCGTTCAGGTAGTCCAGGTATTCACCAACTGTTTCAAAGTCCTCGAAGCCTTTGCGCCTATCGTTGAAGCGTTCCTTGATTGTCTTCTTGATAAGCCTATCAGCTTCTCCGGGATTGTGTCCTATGACAGCCTGGACACCACTCTGGCGGAACCTTCTATTGGCATCCGTCAGAGTGGTCCGGGTCAGCGGTATATCGTAGTCCTCGTCGCGAGACTTCGCATTGGTCCTACGATCCCGGAAGAGATCGTCCACTAGTCAATGACAGTGGCCGGGTTAGATCGGAGATACGAGCCACCGGAACGGTCAACCGCAACGAACTTGACCTCAGCCTCGGGACCGGCGCCTTCAGAGAAGCCCTGGAGGAATGAGGGTGCAGAGGTCCACGCAGCGGAGCCCATATGCACGCGCTCGCGAATGACCTCTTCTGCGGTCTTGATGAAGACGGGCTGGTTGTGATTCGGGCGGCCGGGTGCGGTCACGTAGCCCTGGGAAAGGCCCACCGTGAACTCGTCAGGAATGTCCGTGTCAGTGGCCAGACCCTCCTCAAAGCGGAGCGGGCCACGCCCACCCGACGCGTTGGGAGCCATCTTGGCTTCGTACACAGTTCCCTGACGCTCTGGGGAAAGCGCAACCGGTGCTAACGGAGAGGAAAGCTCAGCGTCTGCCATGGTAAATCCTTTCGTCAGTTTTAAGTATACAGGTGCGGGAACACTTTTCGGGGGATGAAGTCGTCACCATTCATTGCGGACTTCTGGCGGTTACATCTTGAACAAGCACGAACAAGATTCCACCAATGGTCAGTCCCACCGTTAGCAATCGATACATAGTGGTCATCCTCTTCGCCGGGACCGCCACAGTAGAAACACGGGTCGTTAACTATGGCTAACCGATAACAGCGTGACAGTTCCATATCTTCAAGCGTCATCTTAACCTTAGCACGAGTCCTACGGCGACTACATGAGGCGCGTGACGCTTCGGGATGGACTCGCTTATACTTCCGGTTGTTCTCTCGTTTACGGTCTGGGTTATCCAGTTTCCATTGGTGGGTACGTTCCTTGACTTCTTCCTTATGTGCCTGGTACTTAGCGGCGTCCTTAACGGCCAGCTCTTCCCTGTGCTCCCGCTGATAGGCTGCGTCCTTAGCTGGCTTGACAAGCTTGGCACACGCCTTGCAACGGGAGTTGGGACGAGAGAGCTTGACGTCACAGCCTTCACCGATACACGTATACCTCAACATTTGCTTCGTGCCTAGCTTGCTTGTCATGGCCTTCCCTTGTTACGTATACAGGTGTGGAAAAACCTTGCGCGGAAATCCACCGTCCACCAGCTTGCGCATCTTCACTGGGTCACCGAACGTGTGGTCATATTCTATTGACAGCCGGTCGTTGGCCATCGGGTCATGCTGCCCTACCCACAGCCTGGTCTGGTAGGTCTTGCCAATGTTCGCGTGCCACAGGTGGTAGACGGGATTCATCGTCGTCTTGTGCCGGGCATAGAGTGTATCCAGGGCCCGCAGGAAACTGACGTCCTCCCCGCCCCAGCCATAGAAGCGCTCGTCCATACCGCCGACCATCTCGAATGCTTCACGCGGCATCATCTGGATAAGGGCGCCGAACCAGTGGCCGTACGCACTCCGCTCCCGGTTGCTCACGACGTCATCGGACGGCGGGGACGGTACGTTCAGCGGCTTCTCCGGGTCCTTCTTCAGGATCTCTAGCGTGTACTCCTCGGTGAACCGGTAGAACCGCCGGTAGGGCACCAGCCACAGTGGGTGCTTCGACTGGCGTATCAATGCAGCGGCATGCAGGATATGCTCGGGCGCCATGTAGCAGTCGGCGTCCATGATGACGAAGATGTCACCGGTCGCACGGTAGGCCGCGTAATTCACTGCCGCCGTCTTGCAGAACATCGGGGACTCGGATACGCCCATCACCACCTGGGCGCCGGGCAGCGCGTGCTCCCAGTACTGCTTCAGCCAGGTCCAGACGTGCATCCGGTGGTCGCCCTTATGACTCTTGAAGGGGACCAGCAGGGAGATGCCCTCTCCTAGTTCAGCCATTGCCCGAGACACCTCCAGACGTCCCACAGTTCGTGCTGCCTATCTTCGACCGTGTACCGGTGGGCCTGCTGTAGCTCGCCAATCTCCAGCTTCAGGTTGACGCTGAGACTGTAGTCGTTGAACTTGAACATGCCGCCCTCGGTGTCGAGTGTTGGGGAGTACTCGAACCGGCGCGGGATGCCGTACGAGTCAGCGACAATCAGACCGTGCAGCGAGGACGATACGATCTTCCTGCACTCGCCAATCGTCCTGACAGCTACTAGCGGGTCCTGGTCCGGGCGGATGATCTTAGGAAGGTACGGAGCAAAGCGCGGGTCGGTGGCGAGCCGGTTGTCACTCCAGTGCGGCACGATGCCCAGGTCATACTTCTTCGCCTTGATGGGGGCCAGCTCGTTGGCCAGCAGCCCCGGGTCGCCCAGGGCATAGTCACCCTTCACCCCGCGAGCGGACAGTGGCCCGCGCAAGGCCAGTACCTTCGCGCGCTCTATGTTCAGTGGCGAGTCCCAGATAAGGCGCCCGGCGCCAGCGACTATGCCTGCCCACCTCGGCGGGATATGTTCCAGGATACTTCCGACGCCGATGAAGTCGGCATCCTTGATGGGCACCCACTGAGCGTGCGTGTCGGTGAAGTATGAGATGAGCAGCGGGGTTAAAAGATCTCCGAAGTTTCCACCGGGAGCCTTAACATTGTCCTGCCACCAAAAAGCCTTGATGGCTTCCATTAGTATTCCTCACACCATTCAAGCCGGATAAGATATTGGTGACGAGAAGATCAGTGTGACGTCAGTATGGTGATTGGGCTGCTGGATGACGAACGCCAGCGTCTTGCCCTCCCGGGCCTGGGTGTTCAGGAAGTCCTCTAGGGACGCGAATTGCGGATGACGGCCCCACCGGTCTGGGTCCGGCGGCCATTCCTCAACGGTATAGTAGAGTATCTCTGCTGATGCTGCCATAGTTACCCTGCTCCAGAGACGCTGAATGCGCCGGTAGCCGATCCAGTTAACATAATCGTAGTCCCCGGATTGGGTGTGCCCTGACCCTGATACCACAGGGGTGAGTCGTTCGCAACCACCGTCGCGGTACCAGGGGGGATAAGGTAGCTGTCGTCCCCACCGGGCGTTGACCCGTCGGTGGTGACGTACATTCCCACGGTGTCGTTGTTGTTCACCTGGATGTACCGGTAGTACGAAGCGAACGTGACGGTAGCGGCGCCCGAGGACAGGGCACCGCTGTGCGTCCTCGAAGCCACCATGATTAGACCTCCAGGCCCGCCGTCACCATAGCCGCGTTCAGTGCGTCCAGCTTGGCGGCAATACCCTGCACGGTAGCCTGGGTGTTGTCGGCAATGGTACCGACCGGAGTCTGCGCGGGCACCTGCGTGAACAGGCCGCCAGTGGGCGCGGCTGCGCCATTCACAGTAGACTGGTTGCTTCCGGTGGCGGCAGACTGAACGGTCCACGTCGGGTAGTTGGTGGGGGTGTCGTACATGTTCGCCCCGTTGGCGTTATTTGAAAAGACATTCGTCATTTGGATTTCCTTCGCGCGAAGAAGAAGCTCGTACTCTTAGGATATCAGGAACTGCTCGCGAGTGTGATAACCGTGCCAGTGGGCACGAGGGAGATAACCGATTGGCTCGGGTTAAGCAATGTCTCGGTGACAACGAGCTGCCGTGGGCTCCTGATGTGTATGCCGCCGGGCGGCGCCACCGAATTGGACACACCTATCGCGCCCATCAGGACGAGGGTGACGACACCCGGGCTGGCGGTGGATGCGCTGCCCGCCACCGTCCCGGCAACGAAGGCATTCTTGGTGACGAAGACGGAGCCCGCCGGGGCCACCGAGCTGCTGGCGGCCACTACCCCGGCCAGCGCGTTTGAGACGGCCCCTGCGGGCGCGGCCGAGCCGCTGCGTGCCACCACCCCGGGGACGACAGCGGAGCCCGTTACAGAGCCCCCTGGGGCCATACAGGTACTGCTAGCGGTGGTACCCGCTACCGTGACGTTGATGGAGGTGAAGACGGTACCGGGGGAGGCGACGGAGGTAGAGAGCGCGGGGGCGGATGGCAGGTAGATGCCGACGACACCAGCAGGCGCGACCGAGCTGCTGGCCGCTGCCGCGCCCGGGACCACGGCACCGAGAGAGATGCCCCCAGGTGGCGCCGTGCTGGCCGCTGAGGCGGTGGCACCGGTAACCGCTATACCAGGTACCCCCGGCGCTGCCGCGCTGGCAGAGGAGCTTACAGAGCCGCTGACCCCGGCCCCGCCGCTGACGGTCCCGGGAGGAGCAGCGGAGGTGGAGGCGGTGACCGCGCCGAAGATGGTAACGGAGATACCACCCGCTGGTGCGGCGGAAGCGGAGGCTGCGGGCGCACCGGCTACGAGTGCCCCGGAGACCGAACCTGCCGGGGCCGCTGCTGTACTGGCCGCCACTGTCCCGGCGACGGTGATGCCGACTACTCCAGGCGGTACGGCAGAGGACGCCGCCGCTGCTGAGCCGGGAACGGCGATACTGACGAGCCCGGGTGCCGCCGTGCTGGTGGCGGTGGCTACGGCACCGGCAACACCGACGTCGCCCTCGAACACACCGGGCGGGGCAATGGAGGTGCTGGCGGCAACGGCACCGGCTACCGTTACGTCTACCTCTAGGGAGACGCTTCCGGGCGGCGCCGCCGATGACGAGGCGGCGACAATACCCGGTACCAGTGTCGGTGCAATAGCAAGCCGGGCGAGCGGCACCTCTATCTTGGTGTACCCGCCCGCCGGTTGTGACCTGCCTAGCCTAGGCATTTAAGCCTTTCTACACTTCGAAGATGACGTAACAAATCATGTTGACGGTAACCGGGCAGGTAGCGCGGACCCGCAGGAAGTGCCCGGGGGGTACCTCGAACTCACGGGATAATGGCCACTGCAATCCGTACTGGCTGGTGGGTGCAATCAATTGGACGTCGGCCTCACGGGTAGCGGTAATAGTGCCCTCGGTGCCACCTGACGTGGTGAAGCCGGACAGGCCAGTGCCGAGTTGGAGCGGCAAGCCAGTTGTGCCCGCCGTGTTGGCGGCGGCATTTGGGTCACCGTAGGGCTGGATATCGACAGCAGCATAGGCGGTAAGGCCGGTGGCAGGAATGGCGGCGGTGTCAATCAGCTCCAGGATGCCGGGGGTAGCTGCTGCTGACCCATCGAATGAGCAGCCCCATGCCACCGGGCGGATTGTCTGCCCCGGCGCTAGCTGCATCATCGTCCTGATAACGGTACCGGTCGGCTGCTTAACCGGCGCTGCCGTGGTCACCATCGCTGAGTTGTGAACCCAATAGGTCTTGGCACTCATCGTAGGTCCTTAGTATGTCGCGGCACGGTTAACGGCCTGGGAGGTTATACTCTTATGATACGGGAGCGGCGGTATAGGAAGGTTAGCGGCCGGGCCTATCCACCCCTGGTCCGATAGCGCGAGACTGTCAATTGCCGCTGGCCGAGAAGTGCTGCCCAGAAACTGAATGAAACGTGGAATGATGTTAGTACCAAAAGCGATAACGTGGTCGAGTTGGTTGCCGCTGGCGTCGTACCAATATGCCTCTGTCCAGCCTGGTGTACTAAAGTGGATTCTGCCCTCGATTCGTACCCACGTATTCAGCGTGTAAGCTGTTACCCCTGTCCGGGTAATGGAGCCATTCCCAACTTGGGAAACGAGAAGGCCCGAGGATACCTGAACGTTATTCTGGCTACCTACATTCTGCCAGTCAGTATATGCGGTGATTAGCGCAGTTGGCGTCACTGCCACGAAGTAATAGCACCGGAAGTAAATGTCGGTCACGGTGCCGGGAACGTTCCAGTTGTCTGCTGCTCCATTAGCAGTTGGCAGATAGTTAAGCGGACTGGAACCAGGACGAGGGTACAGCCAGCTAAAGTTAGTGGGAGTTGTCACGGTGTCGAAGGCGTCCCCGGATGCGCCCCCGCTGTTGGCCACACTGACCGCTACCCCGTTGGTTCCCCCGGCCGCGTTGTTGGCCTTTGATACCGGGCCGACCGCATTGCCTACCGCCGCACCAATCCACCCGGCCGAAGAGACGGCAGGCTCGTCAATCCAGAGGGTGCCGGTGTTGCTACCGGAAACTATACCAAAGTTTACGCTGGTTGGAATAGTTGAGACAGTGCCACTTCCGGTTGCCGTTATCGTCTCCAGCAGCGTCCCGGATGCATTGTACAGCCGGACCACCGTGCTCGGTGTCGTCGTGCTGAAGTTGACTTGCGTCTCGATTC